CGGGCCAACCACCAAGGCGTTAATGCTGAAGGTAGCTTCGGCTTCCATCACATCGCCCACAGGGATGTTTCTGGAATATCCCTGCATGAAGCCTGAATAAGTCGAAACAACTGGACCATCTTCGCCCTTGAGCGTGACGCGAACTTTGACAGTCTCGCCGGAGTCCTGAAGTTCAAGCAAAAGGTCATCAGTTGCGCTGCCCGGAACATAGTGCATTGCAGCGGTCATGTCTGAAAATTCGCCTAGACCGGGAATGTATTCTTTCTTTCCACTCGGACTTTTCTGATGAGTTACTTCGATTTTATCGCGCGTAAATTCAGGCAACGTGATATCCGTAACGTAAGCCAATTCGGTCCAAGTCGGAGTAGCGCCGCGACCGATTTCGACCTTAGCATCAATTCCAATTGCAATAGTCATTTAAATCCATCCTTCTAAGTTGATACCTTTATGCGGTATGTAGAGGATGGGATTTCGGACCCATTAAGAATGGAAAACTCGAAAGTCGATTGAATAACGAAGCACGATATCAGCCGGATTGGAAGTGTCTTCGCCCGATCTAACCTTATCCAGAAGAATTACCTTGATAGGATCATCGCCGGATTGATCGTTGTAACCGTCCAGAACCATGACCGCATTCTTAATAGTCAAGAGATCGGCCATATCTTCGGCCCAAATATCAACTTGAATCATCGATTGCCGCAATGGCGTTCTACCTTCCATCGTATGATCCCCTAATTCGGTGATAAGGGATAGCCTGATGTATGGACGCGGTGTATTTGCGGGAGCCCGAATCCAATGGACTTCGATGCCGGATGCGTCTGTAATGAGTTGTCGAAGTTGTCTTTCCATTGGTCTTATCCTTTCGCGGCCTTGGCTCTGGCCCGATCTTGTCGTTTAATGGCCTTTTGAATTCTTGCGGCCATTTCGTCTTTCAGGATGTTAAGCACATTCTCTTTTTCAGTTTGCCACGCGGGGCGAAGATAGGGTTGAGGGGAAGTCTCCTCAGTTCCAAACTCTAGCAAATGCCCCTTGGGGGAACCTGCCCCGGCATACATCACAAACGAATGCTTGCCCTCTTTTCGCTCAAGCCTCTTCTGCGTCTTGTTGAGTTTATCCGTTACGATAATAGAATCGCGAAGATCCCCTTCATCAACCGGGGCGGCAGACTGTGCAGCATCAGCTACCGGCTGCATTGCTTTCTTCATGGAAGTCTTGATAAGCCGCTTTTGAGTAGCCAACTTTTCGAGGGACATGAGGTTCTTTTCGAGTTCCCGAAACGACTTCTTATCGATCTCCATACCGGACTTGTTCTTCGCCATTTACTTCCGCGCCCCACAAGTAATTTCCATCCATTGCCGGTCATCGGAGATTTTGACGTTCTCAATATCAAGATCTCGACCATCGTAGCGGATGCGATATTCGTTATTCAGAGACAGAGATTTTGAGTGCCGAATTACAAACCGCATGGAGATTTGCCGTTGAGCGATTGCAGCCTGAATACGCTCCCCATCAGAGATATAAGAGACCTTTGCCCATACCGATTTCAAAGGCGCATACGTCTCTTTCTTCGATAATCCATTGTCAATCACTTGCCTCGACAAGATCGTAATCCGCTTATCCAATAGTCCCGTATGCATTTCAGATTGTCCAATTCGTTCTGAGATTGGCGATTAGCATTCCAAGGCCATAGGGGACTTGATTGGTTCCACGATCCGATAAAACTTCCCTGTTTGTATACCAATGGAGTGCAAGGATCATAATCGCCAAATCGTATTCAGGCGGGGCATTCTCATCATTTGGAACGCCAGTAATTTTAGAGACGTAATTGATAGCGGCATCTAGAAGAAGCTGGATATACGAGTCCTCGAAGTCATCGTCTATCCGCGCATGAAACTTGAATTTTTCTAAATCGACCATTGCGCAATTCCTTATAATCTTTCCGGTATTTAGAAAAAGAAAAAGCCCGCCGAAGCGGGCCATTTTCCTTATGTTAGTCGCCGAGATTAGGCGATAACGAGCTTCGCGTAAGCGTCACCGTTAAGCACAACAGAACCGTAACGAAGATTGCCTTCAACGAAGATCACGTTCGATTGCTTATACGGGTTGATCTGGACGGTTACACCTTCGGCGCGAACCGCAGTCAGGAAGGCGCGCTTGTAGTTACCGAACACAACCGGCGTCTCTTCCGGGAGGTAATCGTCAACATGCACAGGACGACCGTTGATCATCGTAACGCCCTCTTTGATTTCGAGAACGAATTGCGAGTTAGCCTTGGCTTTCGAAAGAGCCGCAGCAGTCGTGCCAGCCATCAGGTAAGCGCCGTTGTTGCGATCAACCGTCTTCACTTTGTAAGCAAGATCGATGATCAGTTCCGGCGTAACCGAAGCGCCGCTCAGTTCGATGCCAGCGGTAAGGATGCCTTGCGGGTCGTCATTTAGGCCAGTGCCGTTGATAAACCCATCGGCCATGTCGGCAGCGAAGTCTTCCGCAAACTGATCAGCGATGAACGAGATCACGTCCGTTTGAAGGTCCATAGCGGAATGCTTGGTAACGGCGACGTTCGAACCCACATCGGTCCAGATCGGCTTTTTAGAAACGAGCGAAGTAGTGTTTTCGCCGCGAACCGTGGTTTCCCCACCGCGAGTAACAGCCGAACCACCCGAAACCATGATGCCAAATTCCGAAGTGCCGGTAACGACATACTTAGCAAGACCAGCAAGAGCCGAATAACCCCGAGCAGCAGCGATAACTTCATCCGAAACAGTGCGCGGAATGACGTTCGCTAGGCCAGTGGTGGCAAGAGCCTTCTGTTCGAACGCTTGTTTTGCTTCGAAGCTTTCCGGGTTAGCAAGCCAGTTGCGGAACGCGGACTTGCATTCATCGGCAGCTTCGGCAGCTTTACCCGACACAGGACGCGCGGCGGCGGTTTCCAGAGCGTTCAGGCGAGCTTCAAGAGCCGACTTGGCCGACAGAGACGCCGCAAGTTCGGCTTCCATGCGAGCCATTTTTCCTTCAAACAGAGCGTCGGCAGATTTAACGCCTTCGACTTCCGAACGGATAGCTTGAATCAACTGGTTCGAAGCTTCAATGGCATTTTTAAGTTCAATAGTCATGTTTCTTTCCTTTTTGCAAAATGGAATGGTTTCATTCGTTTTGATGCATTATGTAGGACGTTAAAATCAGGCTTATTTCGCAGTAAGCAGTTCAATCCGCTTAAGCATTAGCGAAAGCAATTCGCGTTCCTCATCGAATTCTGTTTTGACCGCAGTGATAGTGGCGAGTTCGTTTGCAGGAAACGTGACAAGCGAGACTTCAAAAAGATCAACTTCTTTAAGCAGTCGGTCGCCGCTATTCGAATACTCGTAATCAAGGGTCCGATAACCAATAGAGAAGCTATCGATTGCTCCCATCATTGCTAATTCGCGAATCTCCTTTCCTTTTTCGGTATTAGCAAAGCGGCCTTGGATGAATAGACCTTTATCATCTTCAATCATTTCATCCCAAACGCCAATAACTTCGCGGGGGTCATGCTGCCAAAGCATTTTGACTCTGCGGCCAGAAGCGAGCGATTTAGTGAAAGCCCCCGCAACGACAACATCCCCGACCCTATCGCGATTGCCGAAGATGGAAGCGTAACCCGATACGGTCATATCCCCATCATCTTCAGCTTTGATTTCGAATTTAAAGTGTTTGAATTCCATATCGCTCATTTGCTGCTTTCCTCTTTCTGAATAGCGGAGTTTTCATACCCGCCTTTGAGCGGAGTTCTGGCCCATTCATCCGCAATAGGATCAAGGCCCAATTCATAACGGCATTCGTTGACCGACATGATTGCAGGACTTCCACCAACGCCCGTCACTGATGCGAAGAAATCTTTTAGGGCAGAATGGTCCCCGCGAAGTAATTCGTGCTCATCAAAATCAAACAACAGATTTGGTTCGGCTTGGAGCAGTGACGCTGCTAATGCTTGTTCAAAACGAGCTACCCAAGGCATGAGGGTATTGCGGACATGCGCCCGTTGGATCTCGGGAGTGATAGTCCCGGACGCCATCAGATAAGCCGGATGCACCCGGAAGATGCGAGCTATCTCTTCGACCTGATACTTGCGGCTTTCGATAAGTTGGCTATCAACCGCGTTCTGTTGGATCGGTTTGAAGTCGGTCGAATATCCAGATGAAATCAGGATACCGCCTTCCCCATTCGATGAGAATCGGTCCTTCCAAAGTGCGATGATTTTGGCACGGGTATCTTCATCCAGAGCAACGCCGTCTTCTGGATCACCGATGCTCAAGACACCTGAAGGTCTTCCACCATTCGAAGCCGTCTGAAGAGTCTGGCCTTCAAGGGCGTTCGCGATACCGACAGCCTTTCTGGCGGTCTCAATAGCGGAGATAGACGAATACCCGTCAAGCGACAAACCACGGAAGAATAGACAATCCTTAGCTGCGAATACGCGGCTGGAACCATCGGTAAACCTTACCCGGAAATTGTATGATCCATTAGTGAGGATTTCCATTTCCCAAATACCGCTAGGGATAGGCAAGAGTTCGCGGACTTCTCCACCGACAACGGTTTTGAGTGCCAATGCGCCTTTTCCGAGCACGGCATTTGAAATCATCATTTCAACAAATTCAAATCGGGTCTGATAGGCATTTGGCTTATTAATCAGCTTTGACGCCCAATGATCTTTCCGAATTGTTCGCTTTGACAGCCCGTCTACTTCTTTTGTCTCGATAATATTGATAGGCATGGAAGCTACACCTTCCGCGATTGTTCGGACTGCGCACATAACAGCCGGGTTCTGCATCGCAGTTGTATTGCTTAGTGCCGGGGCAATAGAAGACGATCCGCCCCACCAGCCGAACGCCTCAGAGATCCTACTAATAACGGTCGGCTGATTGCTGCCTGACTCTCGTTTGCCAAATCCGAACATGCTTATCCTCGCAAGTATAATACTTTGCGATATTTAGGATTAAGCAAATAGAGCTTTTCGCTTGGGCTTTGGCTTGTTATCTGGATCAGCAAGCATTCCGGCGAGCATCGCTAACGTAACAGCGCCGTCAATTCGTCTTGTCGAAGTATGCTTGATGAATTTGCGGTTGTTTGAAGTGTCCGAAACAACTTTCACGTTTGCCATGCACATATTCATG